TGTGAAATTATCCAATCGTGCGAGATATATTCTCGCGAACTTGGATGGCTCGATTGACCTTCGACGCAAAACAGCCGCGCAAGTAACCGAACTGTTGGTATCAATGAAATTCGACAAAATCGATGAGGATTATAAGTATTTGATTAAAATGCCCATGGATTCGGTGACCAATGAGAACGTGGCTTCTATATTAAAAGAAAAGGAAGATACAGAAAAATCATTGGCTCAACTGATGGCAACAACTCTCGAACAAATGTGGTTATCGGAACTTGAGAACTTGGAAAAAGAATATGCTATTTATAAAACAAAGAGAGAGAAATTGCAATGCGATGAACCGGTTTCCGCAAAAAGTGGATTGAAAGTGAAAAAAACGGCCAAGACTGTAGCCAAGACAAAATAGAGAGCCATGTATTTGTATTCATAAAAATGTAAAATAGAATTCTTGTATACACATTGTAATTAATAATTTACAATATGTATTGTCTGTAATGACTGCTATATGCATTGCAAAGAAACATGTTTAGAAATATAAAATAAATATAAATGAAAAACAAATCTTTTTTCATTCTAATTTCATTGTTTCTCTTGGTGTTATTGTTGTTATTTCTTTTTTCTTTTTTATATGAAGAGGATGATAAATATCCATTGTTGAGAACATTGAACGATGATGGATATGTGGTAATACCGAATGCGACCAAGGAAAAAGCATTGCATTTTTTACCTCATAATTATGTATTTTTGGATTATAGTTATACAATCAAAGGATGTTCTCTCTCTACCTTTCATAGAGACGTTACAAGTAGTCAATATATTTTTAAAACACAATATCCTACTTATACATTGATTGTTTATAAAAATGCGGGAAGTTTATTGACGGTATGTCCAAATAGTGAAAAAACAGCCCCCTTTTGTTTTTCAAGGCCTGTCACTATCGTAGCTCCGGCAGGAACAGGTGTATTATTTGATTGCGATTTATTGCATGCAGGTATATTCAATAATAAAGACAAATCGAGGTATGTAGAGCAATATAAAATAGTTCATATATCCGATTTGGAGAAAATACAACATTTACAAGGTATTCACATCACGAAAACAGGAGATTGCAATATATCGTATGGGTATGAATGGCTGACCCGTAAATTTTCCTTGTTTTTTCCTTATCTTTTCAATCATGTTCTCACACCTTATTTACAAGATAAACAACCGGGTTATTTGGGAGATACCGCGATTGCAATATATGGAAGAGAATTCTATAATAAATAAAATCTAGAACCATGGTTTCAATTCGAGTTGTTTATAGTTCCGGTCATGAGGTAATTCTCTTTCTAAAGGAAGGACTAAAGTGCTTTGGTCTTCACAATATTTGAGATAACCAACCGCTTCATTGTATGTTGCAGGAACCGCGTAATCCAATACAATTTGGTTGAGTCGACTGATTTGTTCCGTTATATTTTTTTCATAATGTTCTGCATATTGGAGATAGGTACTGCGCATAATAATTTTCACTGTATCGATATTTGGAACTGCAACTACGTATTTATTTCCAGACATTTTGTAAACACCTGCGCGAATTCCATTTTGAATGATTTGAATATTTTTAGAAGAAAAGTATGATTGAGATAGAATATTATCGTCCCAACTTCCACCGAGAGCTTCCTGGTAAGAAGTTGCCTTGTTTTTTAAAGCAATTTTTTCTTGCATACTGAAAACGACATCGGGATTCGGTGTTTCCAAAATATTGACTCTTCCATTATATTTATCTAAATTCAAAATGTTGTTTGGACTATCAATTATTTCAGGACGTATTTTTTGATAAGACATAGTTATAAAATGAAACGAGAAATAAATTTAGTAAAAGAATATAGTATTGAATACAAATTCGATACCTATAAAATCTAATTTATATATATAAATGGAATCTTTTTACATTATCGTAATAACTATAGCTATCATTTGTCTTATTCTTACTCTTACAGTCATTGGTATTATTTTAACTAGTCAAACAACTGCTGTTACATTCCCACCAACTCAAAATACGTGTCCGGATTATTGGACTGTAGGAACGGATATGACAGGTAATGTTATATGTAATGTAAATCCTATGAATGTTGGAATTTATGCTTGTACTACTGCGAGTGGTGGCTATAAAATAGATCCTTCTCCGCCTGGTTATACTAGTGGAAAATTTGATTTTTCTGATCCTGGTTGGGCAACAACTTATACTACAACAAATCAATGTGCATTGCATAAATGGACCAATCAAAACAACATTAGTTGGGATGGTGTTTCCAATTATAATGGTTGTTAATTATTTTATCAATACAAAAAATGATTATCATTGAGAACCCAAATTATAATAATCATTGTTTGTATTTAACCAGTTTTCCTATATTTTACGACGGCGGGAGGTCTTCCCATACTGTTCTCAAAAGCCGACAATTTCATATATTTTTGAACAAGATATATGTTCTCTTTTCCTTCCATCGTTTGTTGATCATCGCCTTCTTCATTTTCTGGGTCGGCATAGTTTGCCAATTTCCCAGAGGCCATTTCCATTTCATTGATTTCATTGCGCAACAATCGCAAATTCTGTATTTCTGGATTCAGTTCTTTGATTTGTATTTGAATGGCGGTTCTCAACAACTCCCGATTGGAATCTATTTCATATTGTTGAATCAAATCTTTGATTGCTGCAATAATACCATATATCTGTTTTGATTTCTTTCGAATCAGTTCTTCGCGAATGTCATTCTTATAGAGATGATTGTTTTTCTCTATAAGTCCCGTATAATCCGCATTATAAAAATGAAATTCCTGTATTTTCTCCTTGAATATTTTAGCGGCGGATTCATTATCCACATAATTGAAAATAGTATTTAATTTTTCCTTTATAATGTGTGTTTTGATATCATTTAGTTCTCCATGTTCTATAAAAAGAATGTCTTCAATACGATAATGTTTTCCATTGTGTATTTCAATATTCAAATTGCAAGGTGATTTTTTATTTCCACAAACCGCATAATAATTATTGTCTTTCGTCGAGAACAAAGTACCTCCTAATTGTTTGCAATTGATACATTTTGTCACTACACTCGCCGCTAACCGCCTTTTCGACTTTTTTGAAGTTCCTTTCTCAAATGCTTTTCTTTTCAATTTATAGGATTCCATTTCATATTTGCTTTTTAATTTAAAATAGTCATATACACTTTCTATATAATCTATTTTCTTCTCCGAATGTTCGGTGGATTTTTCACCACTCCGGTGCATGTTGGCATAACTCATTTCTATAAAAGGATTGTTCTCCGATTGAAAATCAACTACCGAAGGAGGCAACCCTTCAATGATAATCGTTTTATTATTTGAAGTATGGAGAACACGCAATAACAACAATTCACTTAAATGAAGGGTTTTGATACGATTGTCATCACAATACAACTCTTCTAATGAATCCGGTAGGTTCTCCAATTTTGTAATATGGTTACTTGAAGCACGTAGTATTTTTAGTTTTTTTGTTTTGGTAAAATCTAGGTTCTCAATATAGTTGTGTTGACAATCCAATTCGATAAGAGAACCTGGTAAATTTTGCAATTCAATCAAATACTGATGACTGCATTTTAATTTTTCTAAATTCTGCGGAAGATTGATTATACTCGTAATTTCACCCTCTTTTGTAAAATGAATTGTTTTTACGTTATGAAAACCATCACGTTCGAGAACAGAGAAATCTAGGTTTCCATGAAGAGCATCTGTAATAAGTATTTCATTTGTTCGTTTTTCGAGTTTTTCTAAAATCCCAATCAAATTGGATTGTGCAGTATTGTTTGTAGTGATAATAAATTCTCGTTGTTCTCTTATAATATTCATTGTATATTATAGATAGTGAATTATATTTTACGTATATACAATGTAAAATATAAAATATGAAACATTAAAAAATGACTGTAAAAAATTGAAATACATTCTTTCTAACAAAATGATTACAATCTCATTTGGGAAACCAAATAATGTCGTGCTTTGAAATAAAACCGTTTGCCGAAGAATCGTCCATGCCCAAGTTCAATACAATGTTATCCAATTTTCATATGGATAAAGGAGGCTCGAAAAACAGAGAGCAACAAGATAGCGCATGGATTCATCAAGATGACAAAGTCAAGATTTGCGTGATTGCAGATGGACATGGTAGGGAGCATGGGAGAACCGCCTCCCTCGCATGTATCAAAGCATGTCAGGCATTCTTTACTCCCGAAAACATCGATCGTCTATTGGTCGAGCCATACAAGACACTTACCGATGTGTTTGTATCTGCTTTCGAGACCATGAAAGCCGATTTTATTGTCGAAAACGAAAAAAAATATGGGACATATGAAGAAACGGGCGATGAGGTAAGTATACTTACTGTATCTCGAATGACTACATTGGATGCAGGTTCTACAATGACGATTACGGTGTTTACGGATGAATACATATACACTGCGAATGTATCGGACAGTAAGACATTGTTGATGACGAGCGACCTCTCCATCAACCAATCGGCGATGACTTTTCTCGGGGATTCAGCCAGAGATTGTGGATACAACAAGTATGGGCCCCAAAAGCATTTCAGCAAGGAATTCATTCCACCTGTAGAGGAGCCTTTTCCTGAAACGGCGGAGAATGTCAATGTCTTGGAACTTACCGCTTCTCATTCTCCCACAGATTGGAAAGAATTCGAGAGATTGCGTGAGTTTCGTTCGCGCGACCCCTTGACTGCTCCCAATCTACCCTATGCGGAGTTGAAATATCCAGATGTGCGAAATGTGGCAACGGGCGATGTTTTCGTAGAAAAAGAGGGCGTGATAACAAAATCGGAAGAAGGCCATTACTATAAAAATGTATCCCATGAATTTGCATCTACTTTTGGTTTGCCAGATACTTATCAAAACTTAGCAATGACGAGGTCTATCGGGGATTACTATGGAATTCCAGCGGGGTTGTCTCATCGCCCAGAAGTTCGCAGATTTGATTTGAAGAAAGTATTTGAGAAAAAACGTCGGTTGAGAGAGGAATCCACTGGCGAAAGCAATCCAGACAAATACATTGCAGTCGTTATGGGAAGCGACGGTATTTGGGACAACTGGACAAATCAGGATGTTAAGAACTTCATCCTATATCCAAACTGCGTAGAAGCAGTGGTTGCAAAAGGCAAAGAAGGTGTCAATGAAGTAGCGGTACATTTTGCTTCTAGAAATAGTCTATATGCGACCAGGAACTTTGGGAGTAGCGCAGACAACGCAAGTTGCATTGTAGCCATGATTCATGAATTGTAATTGTTTCCTGTCATACTGTAATATAGTCTAATTATAGTTTAATTATAATCAAACCATTCTCCAAATCTACAACCCGTTTGCTCTTCATATCCAGTTACTATAGAATAGTCTCTCAGTCAACCAATAGTCTCTCAGCTACCCAAAAATTACATGTTTTTTTATTGGTCATTGTCATCGAATCACTGGCAGAGAGGTAATATCGGAAGTTCGTCTAGAAATATTTTCCCCCTGATAATACCGAATCTTTGAAAGAATATATTGTTGGTCCCGCAATAATTTTTGTTGTGCTTCATATTCCGTCGGTTTTCTTTTGTAACAATAATACAATACAATAGACGTGATTCCTACAAATAGGACAAATACACCAATATTCAAGGCATAGGTATATATTTGAACACGTTTCTCATGACATTTGTTTAATATCGCATGTAGAAATTGTTTTGTAGTATCTTCAATCAAATGGGGATTTTCCATTTTTCACTACTATATTTTTATACATAGCATTTATTGATATCATTCTTACGATAGTGGAGGGTAGATAACGCTAACCGAAAAGCAGATAATAAGAAACGGCTAAATAAGACAATATAGCTAAAACAATGGCGAAAACCCAAATCGGCAATACTGTTTTATTTCTATATCCGACTCCGAATTCTCGGAATGCTCCATTTTTATCGTATATAAGAGGCGGTTTTATATAATGTAATATTCCAAATATTGCTAAAAACAAGATAATAGAAATACTCACTTTATTATTCCTTATAAATGGTTTTTGCAAATACATAATATAATTTATTTATATAATATCTACAAAATTATTACACTTGACAAGAACGATTTTTCCTAGACGCTTTCTATTGTTTTTCCATTGAAAAAAGGAATAAAAAGAAATAAAAAGGAATAAAAAGGAATGGTATTGAAAACATTTTGGATATTATACATTATAGATAAATCGCACATGGTAATGAAATGATACAATAATATATAATTCCTACTTGTAAATACACGTGACATAACAACTATTTTTCTAGATAAAATTCCAAGTCTTCAATATCGACACCCTTATCCAATACTTGTTTTATTTTATCTGGATGAAAGTCTTCTTTTATGTGTTTTTGACGGATTCTTTCCCATAATATCTCACGAAATTGCTTTTTCACTTTCAAATGATAATAGAGTTCTTGAAATCTTCCGAGTATTTTATTTGTTTCATTGATACATGATATAGTATTTTCTTTATAGATAAGTGGATTGTCTTCACAAAGAATCTCTCTCAATTTCACTGGTAAAACGGGAATAAATTCTAAGTAGTTGTTTGCACAAATTAGCATGGATAATGATTCTGGAAATTTCGGTAGTTCTCGTAAGAAGTTATTATAACAAAATAATAATCGTAGTTTTGGCGGAAGAGTGGGTAAACTAGTTAATCTATTTTTCTCACAGTCTAGACGGGTTAAATGATGTGGTAACGAAGGGAGTACCTGTAACTTATTTTCACAACAAACAAGGACACATAAATTATCAGGTAGCGAT